CGCCTTTGAAATTCTTGAACGATTAAGTGCGCTGGGTACAGGCTTTCCCCCAGAGAAGGAGTTTTTCAGTGCTTTTAAGAACTTGTTCATTTCACCCCTCGCGCTTTTTGGCACTCACATTTATAATTTGGAACAAGGCACCCCTTCCGGCCATTCGTTTACTTACTTGTTTAACTCATTCGCCAATTCAATACGTTCACGTTATTGTTTTTACACTCTATTTCCAAACAAGAAGTATTCGGACCACGTACGTTCTATATTTGGAGGAGACGATGCCAAAGAAACCACCAACTTATATGAATTTAACCAACTAACCACGCTTCCTATTATGTTGAGTATGGGTTTAAAACCTACAGACTCAAATAAAAAGGAAATTTCAACTCCTTTCACACCTCGCGAAGAAGTCACCTTTTTGAAACGAGACTCACGTGGGCGCATCGATCCGAATACCATAGAGAAGTTGTTGACCTGGACCATATCTCGTGATTTGATATCGCATGCGTCTGGGGCTTTAATTTCTGCTTTGTTTGAGATACGCCTATATGGGAAGGAAGCATTTGATGATTTTGTTGATTCTCTTCGAAGGGAATTGCCTTTAGCACACTCTAAAAATCCTGCAAACGGAGTGCCTTTAGACTACCTTTTAGAAGATAAGAAGCGATTTCTGGATTACGATTACGAGGGATATAATTTCACTTCTACGCTCTCCCAGCGTAAAGTAGAATTTACCTTTAATAAGCGTATGCTTTTCTTTCATGAAGTTGAATAGTTTTCCACCCAATTCCGGTCTTTACTGCTCATGACCGATGTGAATAAATTCAGCAGCCCCTATAGCGCAAAGCTCGCTAAAAGCTTACCGGTCTTTACTGCTCATGACCGATGTAAATAAATTCAGCAGCTCCCATAGCGCAAAGCTCGCTAAAAGCTTCATAGTGCAAAGCTCACTTATAGCTTATCATAGTGCAAAGCTCACTCATAGCTTATTTAGGTTAACAATTGAAAAGTTTCCATATAACGAATTTCAACTCAGTATTTGGTTACCACAGCCTCTCTTTCCCTACATGGGAGAGTTCTGTTGGCTTTGCTGTTTAATGTACAATTTTTATTGTCAATGTAGTTATAATAGCAATTATGTTCGCTATTATGTTAAACCTCACACATAGCAGAAACTTTAATAACAAACAACATAGAACAAAACTATATAAATACACACGAGGAAGATAGGACTAGCGACGATAGAACTTTTGACATACCCACAGTTGATGCCAGCTTGGCTGGGTCAGAACGGGTGGACTATTCCACCTTTGAAGAAATGTCTCTGAAAGAATTTTTATCTAGGCCCGTAAAGGTTTCCGCCTTATCATGGGTACCCGGTACAGCTCTTAATACGTCGGTAAGTATTGCTAACTACTTGGCTCTCACACCGATCAAACATAAGCTCAATCAATTCTCAAGAATGCGTTTCACTCAATGTGTAACTGTCTCGTTCACTGCTAATCCTTTTTATTCAGGAAGTTTGCTTCTGTCGGCGTTGCCCTTAGGCAATTATGACATTTTAGAGCCTGCGAGGCTACCCGCTACTCCTGATGCTGCTGATTATGTTAGACTTTCCCAAAGGCCTAACCTATTCATGACAGCAAACCAAAGCCAAACAATGACACTTAAGTTACCTTATTTTAGTGTATACAACTGGTATTCCCTCAACCAGTCTGAAGTTGCGGTGACTGATAATTTTTATAAGATTTATCTTAATTCTATTAACAATCTCGCACATTGCAATGGCTCCACTGATCCTTTAACCGTCAATATTTTCTTTTCACTTGAAGATGTGCAATTGGAGGTACCTACCACCTATTATGCAGCTTCCGGCGAGAAGAAACCTGTTTCCACAGCTCTTCAGAAATTATCTACGATATCTGAAAAAGCAGGGGAATTTTTCCCTGTTATAAAACCATATTCTACACCTCTGAGTATGGCTGCAAAGCTAGGAGCAGATTTGGCTAAAGTGCTTGGGTATAGTAGACCATTTCTTGTAAATGATCCTACTGTGCGCACGTGTAATCCAATGTCAGTTACCGATCAACCCGACCCTCGCCCTATGATGAGCCTTTCTTCAGGTAATTCTATTGGCTTGGGTGCAGAACTAAATCTTTCTCCGGAAATTTTAGAGATGGATTTGGTTAAACTAGCCCAACGATATTCATATCTTCATCAAGTCACATGGAATGTTTCTTCCGCAGTCGATACTACGCTTTTGACAAGCGGAGTGACCCCTGTGGTTTACAAAACTAAATCAACTGAATATCATTACCCCGGTATTTCTTATTTGTCCTTGCCTTTCTCCCACTGGTCTGGAACCATCAACTACAAGATACAAGCAATTGCGTCTGGTATGCATCGTGGTATTTTAAGAATTACATGGGATCCTTATCCCACCAACGACATCAACACTCCTGGTTTTTATTCAACACCGTTTACGGTGCTATTAGACCTAGAGAAGACTCACGAAGTTGAGCTCAAAATTCCTTTCCATTCTATTTACAATACTTTGTTTACTTCCCCGCAGTCTTTTCCTATAGCTGTAGGCGGTAATGTCACAACTTGCAATGGGTATTTCACTATTTCAGTTATGAATGCCCTTAATACTCCAAACAACACTGTGGACACCCCAGTGCCCATTAATATTTGGATAGCTGCAGGTGATGACTATGCTGTCTATCGTCCTGGTAAAAATATACGTACCTTAAGCTATTTTGCAGCTTCAGGCACAGTAGGGAATAAAACGAAAGTTCACATCTCATCCATTACTCACGGAGAGCTCATCACTTCCATCCGGGCATTGGTTAAAAGGGAACAATACTCTTACAACTATGCCAATTACAATTCTGGTGCCAGTGGCTACTTCATGCTTTTTGATTTTGATCGGCCTATTTTTAGAGGAACAAAATCACAATCCACCGCACGAACTTTAACCATGGGTACGTCAGTCCCCTTTGATTTTGGATACAACAATTTTTTAACACATTATGAAGGGTGCTTTGCAGCCAGGCGTGGAGGATATAATATTCGATACAATGATTCTTTTACAACTGCTCACAAATGCAGATTGTCAGATCACTCCTTCACAGATCCAGGCAGCGCAAATACCAATCCCGCTTTTAATATGATCCCATCAACGGCCGGTCAGACCGGAGCTGTTATGCTCACGATTGCTTTGCCCGCCAGTATAACTGGCACAGAAGCAACTGAGGTGGACACTAGCTTTGGCACTGTGGCTGGGCGCAAGCCTTACTACAGTAATTTAGCTATGTTGCCTAACAGGTATGGACTCGTAAATTGGGGGGCAGGTACCTACACACAATTGTATGGACCGGCCCACTCTGTAACCGGTATCCTGGGAAGCACTTCTAATGCGTGTGTTACAAAAATGGTTTCAGCAGGAGAGGATTATCAATTGTTGTTTTATATAGGTCCTCCTATTATATACTCTTTTGAGTCTCCCGCTTGGAATTCGTAATACCAAAATTCCGGTCTTTGTTGCTCACGACCGATGTGAATAAATTAAGCAACCCCAACATTTAAAGCTTACATAAGATCCAGAAGGACCATGTAAAGCAGAGAGTATGTAAAACCGTATATGGACTCTCACCGGGACTATTGTCCCCATAAACCTAGTAATTCGCTTGTTACCAGGTTTTGGTAACAAGATTGCATAGCAATTGTCAAGCTCCTTAAAGAACTAGACCACTA